TCAACGTGGTCCACTTACATCTAAAGATCGTCAACGTATTACACGTAACCTCATGGGTATGGCTGCTGTAGGTGCAGCATATTGGTATCGTTCATCAGAGAATGCTCCACCTGAATATAATCAAGTGGCCGTAGGTACAGATGCACAGATGGACACTACACCTACATATCCTATGGCACACTTCTTATACCTTGGTGAAGCAACTAAACGTATGGGTGACGGTACATTTGATGATTGGTTTGACTCGCAAGAGTTTGTTGAGCTATTCACAGGCAGTAACTTCCGTACAGGTGTAGGTAATTCTATCCTTGAAGAAGTTGCACAGATGGCAGATGCCACTGACCTAACTGCAGGTGCTGCCACAGGCCGTGCATTGGGCCGTACACTAGGCAATTACCTATCCACATGGGCTGTACCCTTCGGACAGATTATTGACGCTGAGAGAGCCGCAGGTATACGTGGTACAGAGTATAAAGATGTAGCTAGTGATCCTACACTTGACTTCGGTACAACCTTCAAGAAAGAACTTATTCGTCCACTTAAACAACGTGGCATTGGTGTGAGTGCTGAAGAAGAGGCTGCTGCACCAAAGGCAGAGTACCCCTTCTATCCAGAGGGCAGAGAACGTATACGTCCTGAGTCCAAGTTTATCGGTGCCACTATCACTAACCGTGCAAGTGAAGACGGTGAATACTTAATGCGTTATGGCTTTGATTGGCGTGACTTTGGTAGCCGTAGTAAAGTCCCAAGCATTAAACGTTTTGAAACAAAGCAGATAAACAATCTGATGCCTACAATCGTAGAGTCTGCACGTAAGCTAGAAGAAGAGTTTGTAAGAGAATACGAAGAAGGTTCTGATGTTTTACGTAATGAGTTTACGGAAGAGGAATATGTATCTAACAAAATACGTCCATACATTCAGGAACAAGTTAGAACATTTAAATCTAAGATCAGAGAAGGTTCTATCAGTGAAGGTGACGATTACACACGTGCACTACAAACATACACCCGTGTACCTTCCAACTTCCGTAAGCTTGCAACTACAGACTTTGTAGATAGGTATGATCGTGTACCTGATCCACAGAGTTCAGAGGATTTACAAAAGCTGATAGCGATAGCAAAAGCATACAGAGAAACATACTAATAAAAAGGGCGGCTTAATTGCCGCCCGATTAGTTTTTACCGATTGTCTCCACTCCCAGAGAGGACACCCCTTACCTTTCGGTCATGTAGCTTACGTAAATTATTCCTCGCAAGCTCAGTCATGTCTACATTTAGATCACGACATAGTGCAGCAATGTACCACAGACAATCTCCCACTTCGTCTGCTATTGCTTCACGATCAAACTTCCCATCACGTAAAATCTTTTTGACTTTATTAGCAACCTCACCTGCCTCTGCCGCCAAACCTAGTGCGGGGTAGATTACTTGATGTTCATGTTTATAGATCGCAGTCTCCGATGCCATATCTTGATATGACTTGAAGTTTAGGTTTTCATATTTACTTTCCATAAATGCTCTAGCCTCGTCCTGTAGTTTGTTCATACTCCTTAACCCGTTTTAACTGCTCGTAGTAGGCTTTGCTAAACCCACGTTCCCACTCCCTGTATTGCATTGTATCATCAGGGAATGGATTAACGACACGCCCCTGTCGAAAATCCTTGTAGCCTTTCTCGTGTTGAAATTTTAACGGTGCATCATATTTGCCAAGGCCACGTTCTTTGCGAGTTAGTTGTTTTTTCATATGCATTCTCCTTCTGATTATGCTACGTTGATTAGTTCTGCTTCTGTGTACGGAATGTGATAGAACAGTTCACCCTTGAGGATGTTACGTCCATGTGCCTCACGTAGACGATCCTCTGTCAGGCTTGTATCCTTGATACGCCAAGCTTGCTTCATATCTTTACGGAAGATGTAGAAGTTAAGCACTCCATTCTCCCCCTCATACTTTGCAAGTAAACGTCCCTTACGTTCAGGAATACGAATGTCCTTCCAGTGTGTAGGCCACTCCTCTTTCCATGCCAGTTTAACCTCTGCCTCATTGAAATACGTATAATCATTTTTCTTTGAGACAATATCTACATTGTAATCCTCTTGTGCATTTTCAATATCATGCCCTGCACTAACTAGGTATTCCACTAGTTTATCTTTTGCAGGAGCATCATATGCTTCATACAATGCACGGCTAAATTGTTTACGTGTTCCCATTATCTTTCCTCCACATTAGTTCAAATAAAAGTTTCTGTTGTTCGTACTCTGACATTATACACCAATCCCGTATCTCGTCAATAGTTCTTTTACACCCTGTGCAATATCCATCGTTAGCAATACGACAGACCTGTACACAGGGTGATGGAATAGTGCCTAACTGTTTACGGTTCCTACTCACACTGACGCAAGCCAGTTGCAGGATCGTAGTAGCAAGCACCACCTTCCTCTACGTAGTCTTGTGTTTCCTCGACTACTGGTTCTTCTGCAACATCCTCAGAGTTGGATGCATTTAGAATGCCATAACGTTTACCCGCTGCACGGAATGTAGTACAGCCAGATGCACCACCATCGTATGCATCCATGTAAACTTTCTTAAATTCTTCCCACGTTACATCATCTCCTGTGTTACATGTCTTTGAACATGCAGAGTCAACATACCGTGAGGCAACGTTTAATACCTTGACGTGATCAAACACAGATAGCTCATCTGCAGTCTTACCCTTCACACCAAACACACGATAGCCATAATCCTCTACTCGTTCAACCTTTGGTCCGTCGAAGGTTTGGATAGTTCTATCGTAGTAATGGGAGAAGACGGGTTCAATCCCAGAGGATACGTTGTCGGCTGACAAGCTGATAGTTCCTGTTGGTGCAACCGAAAGAAGATGACTGTTGCGAATACCGTGAGTGCTAATGAGATCACGTATATTAGTAGGCAAAGACTTAGCAAAGTCAGACCCAAGGTATGCTTGACTAAAGAGAGGAAACGGACCTTTCTCAATAGCAAGTTCAACTGACGTAGTATATGCAACATCCCTGATCACTCCCATAATTTCTTCTAATGTCTGTAGGAAACGATCACTACCATACTCAAATCCTAATGCTTCAATGGCATTAGCTACTCCTGTCACCCCTAAACCCATACGGCGTTTGCTAATTGCCTCTGCCTTTTGCTCTACCAGTGGATAAGTAGCACGATCCACAACGTTATCCATAGCACGTACCACATGAGGAATGTCATTACGTAGTTGGTTCATATTAAATACATACTTACCATCATGCTCTAGTACATACTTTGTTAGATTAAATGAACCTAGTAGACATGCACCATTAGGCGGTAGTGGTTGCTCACCACAGGGGTTAGTAGCTGCAATAGTTTCTACGTAATGCAGGTTGTTCTTTTTATTAATACGATCAATGAATAGAATCCCAGGTTCTGCCCAGTCCCATGTACTGCGTAGTATCTGATCCCATAATGCACGAGCACTTACAGTCTTGTACACACGTCCATCAAACTGTAGGTCAAAGTCTTTGTCTTCTTTTACGGCAGTCATGAACTCGTCAGTCACACCTACAGAGATATTGAACTGTGTCAGTGTGTCTGAGTTATTTTTTGCTGTAATAAACTCTTCAATGTCAGGATGATCTACACGTAGTACACCCATCTGTGCTCCACGACGATGCCCTGCTGATGCTATTGTACGACATACTGCATCAAAGATACCCATGAATGACACAGGCCCAGATGACTTACTGTCCAGTGACTTAATCAGTGTGCCACGTGGACGTAATGTAGAGAAGTCATAACCAATACCACCACCTAGACGCATAGTCTCTGCAGCACGACGAGCAGCTTCCATAATACCATCCATACTATCTTCAATAGTCATAGACACAAAGCAGTTGTAAGGTGTCACACGACGAGGTGCGCCCATTGCTGATTGCACACGTCCTGCAGGTAGAAAGCGTTGCTCGTACAGGATTGTACGGAAATTATTAAAATGTGTTTCACTGTCTTTTAGTGCTTCAGCCACACGTGTCATTGCCTCACGAAAGGTTTCCCCGTGGCTACGATATTTCATTGCGTGAATCTCTTCCGAGATTGCTAGTGTTGGTCCATAAGTTTCCATAAGCATTACTCCGTTATTATCTTTATTGCTTTAATTGACATACCATCAATGTCATAAATAAATTCCTGCAGACTTTGGTCAATCTCTTCATCAACTTCTCCGTCTACAGGAACTGGGTATTCATCTTCGTCTATGTGTAGGGTTAAGAATACTTTAACTATCATCTACTTCCTCAATAAGTTTGGTCAAATACCACTGTGCCTTCTTTAGGTCTTCTGCGCCATTCTTATATCGGTATCGCCATAGGTATTTCATTATGTTACCTTGTAAATAATACTCATACCCATCACCAGTGGCGGCACGAATGGCATCAATGCATTCAATACCTGCTTGATTATAGTGTGGTGGATTGTTTACAATGTCTACCATTCGTATCTCCTTTCTAAAAGTTTACTTTAACTACGTTACCGTCACGTTCTTCTATTAACGGCTTCTCTTCTGCCATTTCATCAGCATCAATCTCATCAACTAGCTTGAACAGCTTACGCCTTACATCATGATCCTGTTCCATTAAAGGTATAGCAGCAATCAACATGTCAGTCAACACTTTCAGATGTGCAAAGTCATCTGTCTTCATTGTGTTGTCATCGGTAGTTAGCATACCTACTGTAAGGTCACCTGTCCAATCTCCATTGTCATCCATTTCTGGTGAGATACGGATAACGAAATCGTTAGGGTTAAAGTTTATTAGTGAGTTTAGCATATGTTTAGCTCCTTTTTATTTTGTCATAAGGAAATACTACTAAGTCTGGATGATTGTCAACACCTTTCTCTTTCAACCATTCTTCTGGAATAACCCTATCTGCGTACAAGAATTTATTTCTTTCACACCATGTGGCGTATGTTGTCTTTGCTCCTTTGCTTAATTTACGTTTACTGTTTTCAAATACAAAACGTATGTCAAGATCAGGATGCTGCTTCTTTACTGCTACGTGTTTGCGTCTATCATCTGATGTGAACCTTCCTTTCACTTCTATGATGATACCGTTTGCAAGTATAAAGTCTGGGGTATAGGTGCGGTACATCAAGTCTTCCCATTCAATTTTAATGGCTTCATACTTGAATTTAACCTTACGTTCTTTCAAGTAATCTTTGACTTTGATTTCTAATCCACTCCTATACCCATGCTTTAGCGCAGCCTTGAACTGCTTACCATCCATTAGACAATGGGTGCCAGTTTATACGGCGTACACCCAATGCTTTCAACTCTTCGTTAAGCATTTGATCTGCGTCCTTACGTGCTTCCATTGCTGCACGTAAACCTGCATACCGTTTCTCATGCAGCTCTTTCTTTCGTTCTTTTAGCTGCGCCTCAAGAAGCTTGATCTCTTCTTGAAGTTGTTCAATTTCTGTTTCCATATTCATTCCTCTATGTATGCCACCGTCTTGGGGTCTTTTGCTTTACTTACCCGTGATGGTTCTTCAACCATGTTGGGCCAACACTCGTATCTGAAATCACAGAAACGACAGTTCTCATTTAGTACCATATTCCCTGTGGGTTTACCACGAAAGAACTCAGGTACAGGACTGAAGCAACGTTTGAACTCATTGTTGTTCACCGTTTCAACAGTTGACTTGATTTTATCAAGTTCTTTGTCGAGGTCAAGACCATCAGCAGGTACGTATTTAAACTCACCATTGCCTTTGTTCACGACCCACCATCCACCTACACGTTTGCCAGATGCTTTGGCATAACCTGCAAGCTGCCCTACGTATCCGAAGCCATCACCCTTTGCTAGTGTGTCAAAGGAATCAAACTTGTTTGCGTAAGACCAAGGCGATGCTGACTTCACGTCATCAACAGCACCATCTAGTACAAGATCATAAGAGCCAGAAACCCTAGTATCATTACTATCTCCCACTGTAAGGCTAACTTTATCAGTGTCTTCAAACTCCACACTAGCAGCTTTAAGCAGACCTTTAAAAACAGCCTCAACAATGTCTCCTATCATCATGTTCATTACAAATGTAGTCGGCTTAGGTAATGCCTTATCGGGATGGTTCTTTTGAAACCACAGTTGACAAGTAGGACGCCCAATGTTGGACATCCTAAGTGTGAACTCATCCCGTGACTTACCACTGCCGAACTGACGAAGTACTGCATCAGCAACCTCTGCTCCAATATCTTTAGCCTGTTCCTCAGTGAACGTGCTCTTTCCATTGGCAGCATCAGTCATAAACTGGTGCAGCTTTAGTTCAGCAGGGTGGTTCATTACACGAAATCCTCTGCGTCAATGTCCACGAATGACTCAACAGTATCTGTATCTGTGTCATCATTCTTGTACGCATTGTCATTCCAAGCACCCTTGATGTACTGGTTGTAATTCTCCACCCATGCTAGGAAGTTGGCAAATGTTTCCTGCTCTGCGTCTGACACATCAAGTGTCTCGTTCAGATCAAGAGCCAACGTAGGTAGGTAGAACTTACTACCGTTAGGCAATGAACGTTCTTCAGTTGCAGCTTTGATGTTGTGCTGCACTGGCAAACGGCGCATCTTGCCTAGCTTGTTGAACAGTGTTCCTGCAGTTTTAAATGCATCACGGTTTTCAATCTCCCAGATGAATGCCTGTTCATCTAGTTCGACTGGATTACCTTGTGCGTCTGTAACATCATGCAGTTGCACTGTACCGAACATGACACGAACACGTTTGATCTGACGGATCAACTCTTGTGTTTTCTCAGGCAATGCTTTGAAGTCCTCAATGTAACCCGCAGGTTTACCACAGTTGAAGCCACCATCATTGTCCTTCATGTCACTGTTCAGATCGTTAGCCATAAGTGTTTTGACATAACGATTAGGTGTAGTATCACTACCCTTGATGAAACGCTTGTACATGAAGCGTTGTAGGTATGGACGAATAGTCGCAGTGGATGCATAGTATGTTGGCCCATCAGGGATTTCCAACTTGTATGTACCACCAGATACAACTTCCATCTTTACCTTCTTACCGTTCACTGTTTCCTCACCCATGATAGCTGAGTGATTGATACGTAAACGTGCAAGTGTACTTGCCTGTGACTTCTGATTGTTGTCAACAGACATGCCCATTGCTTCTGCCATTGCGTTGAAGTTACCAGTGTTAATTGTTGCTACTTGATTCATTATAAATCTCCTTTTCTGTTTGCGAGTTCTTA